GTATATACTACTTCTACTGCCCCAAAACCTTCTTTAAAAGCTTTTCTATTACCACTAGAATCCAATCTAAAGATTGAATCACTAGCTGTGTCAATGAAATAATCTGTATTGTTAGTAAGTGTAATATAATCTGTACTCGGATTATCTCGTTCTTTAACTGATGTTACCGAATTTAAAGGTGTTTCACTCATTACCACTACTGATGTTACATTATCACTAATATTAAAAGTTTCTGTCTTTGCAGATGAAAAGAAATCTATAAATGATGTTCCACAATATTTTTTTACCAAGTCTGAAACTTGAGGTACTAAAACTGTTAGTCGTGCATCATTCTGGGTTCCTGCTATTCCCTCTGCTGTTTTGTATTCTGATACTGTTACTAAATCTGCCATAATTGAATAAGTGAGGGGATAGGCTCCCCTCAAGCCGTTCTATGCTAATTAACTAGCATCATATTTAAAGCCCCATTTTGATGTTGCCCCTGCTATAATGTCAGCAAATCCAAGTCTTTGTGAAGCCACAAGTACTCTTCTTTGGTTCTCGACATCATAATCAGATTCGATTGTAACACCTCTTAGTCTTGGTATTACATAGTTTCTGGTATATACAGCTACAGCTGCAAATGCTCCTGCTGCTTTTGCTGGGAATTCGTCACAAAGAATAACTCTTGATCCGAATACCTGACCAATTTCACCAGATAGCTTTGTTGAAAGATCGCCAACTAGATTGACATCTTGGAACTCAGCATCTTCTAGTAGATTATAATATGCGTCTTGTGACACAAGATATACTACTTCTGATGGATTGACACCATATTTACCCATATTCTTTCTCATACCTAATAGGTCTGAAGCTACAACTGCGTCAGTTGCTTGGAAAGCAGCTGGTGATGCTCCACCTACGTCATCTGTAAAGTCAGAATCATCTTGTGACATTTGTAGTAGACCATCAAATATACCTGAAGTATATTGGCTTCCTGTTACATTTAAATTACCTAATAAGATAGCATTCTCAATTCCTCTTGCGTGAGCTCTAACCATAGATTCTCTTAATAGAGGAAGTATTGGAATAATTGCATCTTCTTCAGTTTCATTACCTAGGAAAGTTTTTGAAATCAACTTGTTTGTTGATAAAGTTCTTTCTTGCATTTGAATACCTGTAAAAGGTGCTGCACTGTTATCAGTTCTTTCTTCTAAGTTACCAAATGGTGCTGTACCACTTGCGCCTACTGATGTAGTAAACTCAGCATAGCCTGCGTCTGGTAAAATAGGAAGAATTTGATTTGCAGAAGTCATTTGTATTTCTCTAAATAGAGGTGCTAATACTAATTCATTCTGAATATCTCTTTCGATGTTTGCTGATACAACTTGCTCAAAGTCTGCTGAAGAAACTTCAACTGTTGAATGTTGATTAACTTTCTCCATAATTGATTTTGAGTATTGATTATCCCAACCTTTACCAGTTGCTAAACCAGCAAATTTTGCATCTAAAATTTCACCTTCAAAAGATTTTTTCCAATCTGCATCATTTCCTCTATTTGAGAAAACTCTCTTAGATTCTCTAATGTGTTGAATTTCTTCTGATTTTTCTTTGAGTTCTTTTTGAAGTTCACTAACGATTGAACCTAATTCTTCGTTCTTCTCGTTAAATCTTTTCTCAACGTCACCCATTAGTTGTTCTGCACCTGATAGTGCTGATATAACAACTTTCTTTTCTACTTCCTGTTGTGCTTCAACTTCCGCTGTTTTCTCAGCTTCTACTTGAGCAGCCTTTTCAGCAGCTTCCTTAGCTGCTTTTTCTTCAGCTGCTTTTGTTTCAGCTTGTTGCATTGCTAGTTTAGTAGCTGCTTTTTCAGCTACTTCTTTAGCAAAAGCGTCAAGGTCAAAGCCCTCAGGAGCTTTCTTTTCTTCGCTCATGCGATTCTCCTTATTGTTGGCTTGCGCCACTTTAGACTGCCCAACTTCTTCAGTTTTAACTGAATCTGCTGAGTTAGTCTTTACAAAAGATTGCTTAAACTTTTCGTAATCTTCCATATTATCAAAACTTTTTGCGAGAGAGAACATTGCTCCCTGGTTGCAAGGTACTGATACTACAGAGACTTCAAAAAGCTCGGCATCTTTGATTCTTAATCCACCAGTATCTGGAATATGATCTGCATCTTTCACACGAAAACCTACAGAAAATGCTCCTAAAACACCGTCTTTAATTAAATCAGTAATTTGTCCAGCTGCTTTTGATATTTTAGCAGTGAACTCTAAACCGTTATCTACAGTTCTAACAGCCTTTGCTCTTCCGATTGGCTGGTCATGATTGTGATTGTATAAAACTATAGGGTTTTCTAAATAATTATCTACACCACCCTTTGTCCATGCTTCAACCTCAATAATATCACCTGCTCTATCTTGTGAGTTTGTGCTTGCTAAACCTTTGATTTCTACACTACCATCTTCTTGTTCTCCAAGAGATTTAAATGTGTTTGTCCAGTGAAAAATTTTATTTGACATCTTTCTTCACCTTTTTAGTAGCTGATTTCTTTGGTGCAACTTTAGGAGCTGCTTTTTTCACTACTACTCCAACATCTGGGTAATACTTCTTGACCATAGTCATCATTCTACTCCAAGAGTTAAAAACTCTTTTTACTATCTGTCCTCTTATTGGGACGTCTGACTGCTTGTTATACTCATCTAGTTCAAGATATTTTCCTTTTTTCTGGAAATACTCTCCTAACTGATTTATAATTTTCATTCTGTTCATATTTATTCTTCCTCATCTTCTGTTGGCCTGCCACCCTCGATTGGGTTTGCGGCACTACCTGCGATATTTGCAGGAACTCTTGGTGTATCAAATCCTTCAACTGCTTCAAGATTTAATTTCTCCCTAGCTTCATTAGGTGTCATAATACCAGTATTTACCAAAGAAGCATAGTATGCTGCTTGATCTTTTAGTTCTGGTTGTAGTGATGGAACGTTTGTTACATCTTCTACTAATCGGAATCCAAAAAATCTTTCAAAGCTTTTCATTATCTTTTTAACTATAGGTAGTATAGTTTCTAAATAATACATTCTTTGATTTGGTCTAATATTAGCATTATTACCGCTATCCATAAGAATAGGCGGAACTCCTAATGCCTCAAGAATGATTCTCTCATTTGACTTAATTGCCTCTTGAAAATCTAATTCTCTAAAATTAACTTCTGTCAAGTTTTCAACTTCTAGTCCGCCATCTAAAAATAGAGGTCTTCTACCGCCAGTATTTGGATTGTATCTAGCGACCCAGGCTTGCAACATTCTTTCTTTAATTTTTTCAGAAAGAGTGTTTGGACTTTTTAAAACTAAACCTGGTACTGCTCCATTCTTAAAAAAGTTATCTTGAAAATTTCTCATATTAACTAATAGTTGCATGGTTCTATGAGCGGGTTTCAATCTTGGAACTCCTCTATAAATTGAATGAAAACTGTTTTCTTTTATATGGATTACTTCATTGACAGAGTAATCAATACTATTATCAAAAGTATACTTATCTACATAAGTATCTTTATCTGTTTCTATTCTCATTTTGTCTGCTGGAAGATGATACATATGCATACCATCAAAGTATATAAATATATTACCATCTATAAGTAAATCTACTAATATATTTCTTTTGAAAGTGCTTATATCCTGAAAAGGATTAGGTTCTTTATTTAGTAATAAATCAACTCTTGTTTTTCTTACATTTTTAAATATTGGTGTAGCACCCTGTATTTGTTCTTGTACTAAAAAAGGAATATCTGCACAATCATCTACAATCATATTAACGGCACGATTTACTACCTCTAATTGTTCATAAGCATTTTTATAACTCGTGATATTCTCACGACTGTCTACTGTTAATCCTTCGTTTCTTGAAATTACAAACTGAGAAGGATTTAATTTTTCTTCTTCTTTTGTGTTTCTACCTATTAGAAAATCATACCATGCCATATTTGTCTCTTTGTATTTTTACCCATCTTTGCTGTTTTTCAGCAGTTATTAACTTTGGTCGTTTGCCATAGATTGAGTGCAATCGTAAGTGATGTTTATGGCAAAGTGTAACTGTTTTATTATAGATTTCATTTTCAAACTCATCTATAAATTGTTCTCGTAGATTCAAAATGTCATCTTCATTATGAATTTCGTGATTATTGTCTTTTAACCACTTTTCTAATAACTCTGTTAATCCGTAATAGTGATGAAAATCTAGTTTATAATCAGAGCCGCATATGTAACAGGCAGACTCTCTTTTAAACTTAGATTTTGCTTTATCTCTTACGTATTTAACTAAATCTCTTTTTAGTGTCATTTCAATTCTTATGTTCTAATTGTAGCAGAAGTTTGAGTTAAAGTCAAGCATTATTTTTTCTAGGTCTCGCTAAAACGTAGTCATACTTGTTTCGAAAGAATATAAAGCATAACGTAAAGCGTCTGACATGTGAGATGCAGCATTATGCTTAGGTTTTTCTTTTAGTAAATTAGGATTTGGATCCCATTGATATTGATCTAAGGCCCAAATTGTTTCTGTACACTTTCCTTCTACAATTAGCTTATCATTATCTACTATTGCTGCAACATGTCCTATTCCATCAAGCACAGATTTTTTAGCATTTATAGTACTAATGTCATAGTTTTGTGCAAAATCAAAACGAGTTTGCTGTGCTGCAGAGTCTATATAAATATAATCTATATTCCATTTATTTATAAGTTTTCTTATTTCCTCTGCGTGTTGCTCTGTAGTTCTTTCAGAATCTAAATATTCATCTAGTACAAAATATTTTTGTAAATCCCAATCATATGCAATAACAACAAATGCAGTAGGATCTCGATAACCTACGTCCATTCCTGCAAAGATATCCATACGTTTTAGTTCTAATTCAGATAAATCTTCTATACATTTTTCGTGGTCAAATGCCCATATCTGTCCTTCAAATACATTGAAGTCAGCCATATACTCTTGATTAAACTCTGCTTCAGACATAGTCTTTTTTGCTTCTGCTATATCCGCTTCTGATAGTCTTGGGTTTTCATGATAAGTTGCTCTAAGAGATGCCCACTCTGGGAACTCATCTGAAAATCCTCGATAGAAAAATTCTGCAAACCAATTATTTCTACCACGAGGTGTAGATATAAATAATGCTTTTGAGTTTTCTTTATCGAGTGTCGGACGAAGTGCAACATTAAAAGCATCTTTACCATCTACAAGTGCTGCCTCATCAAATATGATTAAGTCATAACTTCTACCAACAACAGAGTCTACCTGATTGATTGATCCCATACGAATAGTAGAATGATTTGACAGTTCAATAACTTTATCTTTTGCATTATCACGAATCACTTCGAGATCAAAGTGCTTAATTAATTGTCTTTGTAAATCAAATGAAATTTGAGATAGTGAGTAGTTAGGTGACATTAAAAGTATATGTGAGTTAGGCACTAAAGATACCAGTTGCCCTAGTATGTTTGCGATATATGTTTTACCTTGTCTACGAGAAACTGCTGCACACATAAACCTATACTTAGGATTATTAAGTGCATTTATGATACCTTTTTGAGAACTATTTGGTTCTATACCTAATAAATCTAGGTATCCTTCAATGGGCAGTTTAATAAATCTCTCATCACTAAACTGCATAAGAGAGTCGGATAATATATCCTTTCTTGAAATGTCTATCATTTAATGTATTGTTACGTCTTCAAATAATTCGTTATCAGGTTCATCTAAGTATTCTTTATCTTCACATATAGCTGTTAGATATATAAAGCCAGCACACAAGTCTGCTAACTCTTGTTCTTTTTTATTAAGTTCAGGTTTTCTATGTAAATATTTTAAAATTGTTTCACTTTTATCTTTTAGTTGTTCAATCCAAATATCTCTGGTATTTCGTTTCATCTACGCTTTCTCCTTTTTAGACCTCGTGTAACCTTTTGTGATCTAGGTGGCATCTTAGTAGAACCTCCTTTTCCTGCCCACAAAAGTTTATTAGCCCAAAATGCAGGTGAAGATTTGCCTTTAGCAATATTCTTACGATGTCTTGCCTTAAAACTTCTTCTAGCCTCTGGACTGTAGTTATGTCCCATACCTTGTGCACCAAAGCGGAGTATTTTAACTTTGCCGTTTACTCTTGTAGCAACAACGGCTTTCTTAGTTTTATGATTAGGAGTA